GTCAGCCCAACAGGTTGCCCCGCCGTTGTTACGGGCGTTGTCCCTGCGCTATCTTGAAACAGCGTGGACAGGTCAGACGGTTCATACCATGCTCCATCTTCGTTTGCTGCGAAAAGGCTGAGGGGAGAGAACCCACCAAGCGCCCCAAGACGTACACCGATCCCTAAAAACATATCAATCCCCGCTCCGTATTGCGCTGCATTTAGTAAAGCGCAACGATGTTTGTTGCAGTCGTGCCAGTGGATCGCACCTTAGTGCAGCGCACCGGAAGGATTGAACCCGCCAAGACGCCCGTGAACACAACCGTGTTGCCGATTGCAGTCACTAGGGACACGTTGCCCGCGCCGCCGACAAACAGGCCCCGTACAAGCCCCTGGTCGGCAGTATCGGAAGTCGTGACGACCGCGGCGTCCTGCGCCGGGTCCGTTGGGAAAATGCTAGCCATTTGTTTTGTTCCTCAATTTGATAAGATTTTCAACTTGTATGCCACAATTGCGGCGGATTATCAATTCATTTGCGCAGCATCAAATAATCCCAATCGTGTATTTCTTGAAGGCTGTTAGCGTCGGGGTCCCTGAAGTAACTGTGGCCGTTTGCCCGATAAACCACCAGCCAAAGAAAGTCGCTTTTTCTAGGCGAGGATTTAGGACGTATTCTTCTATCGGAGCGCCAGCCTTTGCAAGAACGATGTTGGCGTAATTCCCTTGGCCGTACTGGATAGCAAACTGCCCGTTGCTGAACCGGTAGAGGCGATGCCCGACAAATGTACCAGAACCCAAAGTTGTTATGGTGCCTGCGCTGTCCCAAAACTTCACAAGGTTTGTCTGGTTTTGAGCCGCGATATCTACTCTTTCCAGCAGATCATATTCAGCGTTGGAAACTGCGTCAAAGCTCTTGATGTTGGGGTTGTGAATATCTCCCGTACCACCGTATTCAAACCCGCTTCCCACGCCCACATCAAAACCAAGATTGTCAGTCCTGCCCGTCACGTCTTGCCCCTTTCTAAGAGACAAACCCGCCGCCATCACAAACTCATACAAGTCACGTGTGCTGTTTGCGTAGTGGCCGATGGGGTTGGCTAGGTACTCAAACCCAATGATATTTCCTGTAACAGTGTTGACGGAAATGCGCATTGTAAACATCTTGCGCGACCAGTCCTGCCTAGTCGGTTCAGTCGTTTGTTGCTGCAAATTGCTTGCGCTGTCTATGTAAACATAAACAGAAGCCGCACCCGTTGCCACCGTGGCACCTGTCGCCCCCGCGTAGTCTATTGGAAAATATCCTATGTCGCTGGCTATCTCACCCTTCACCGCTGGCTGCGCAAAGGTTGTGCCGCCGACTGTTACACTGGCCGCATACGTGCTTGTAAAGCCCGTGCCGCGCGCCCGCAATAATGCGCTGTCAACACCTTCCGCAAAGGTCTGCATGTTGGTGGTGTCGGATACCACGAGGCTTGTATCGTCAAGCGTCATATTGGCAATACCAAGGGTGGGCGTTGCTCCGCTGATAACACTTTGGTCAAGCGCCTTGACGTCCGCAATAGATGATAGCTCTGAATCCATCACAGCGCCAGCTAGGGTCACACTGGCTGCGTTCACCGAAAGGCTTGCTGCAGATGCCGCCGCAGTCGTTGCGCTTGTGGCTGCGCTTGCCGCGCTTGTGCTTGCCGCCGCCGCCGCGTCAACGGCCTGAGAGGACAGCTCTGACACGTCGTCCGTTGTGATTGGCCCGTACATTCCAGCCGTCTGCGTGTATGCTACGCCGTCAACGGGCGTTCCCTCGGCTACGTTGTCGGTTGCCGTGGTGCTACTCATCCCAGACGATTGGGCGTATTCCGTTGCCATTATCTAGGAACCCCCATGCGAACCGTTCCGATTGCCTTGGCCGCTTTGCTTTCTGCGTTCAGCGCGTCAACAGCCGACTGGTACAGAGCGGCCCATACAGACAGCCTAGCGTCGTCCTTTAGGTATGGCGCAGACTGGCCAAGCGCGGCGTAGAGCAGCACGTCAGGGGCGTCTAATAGCAACCATGTGGACGTGTTGTCAGCGCCCAAGGCGGGGATGCGGCCACGATACAAAAGGGAAACGCTGTACGCTTCATCAGGCGTTGGGAATAGTTCAAACTGTCCGGCTGTCAGGGTTACGCCCGTGGGCTTGCCCGCAACATAGTCAACGTCCCCGCGCCGCTCGTTCATTTCAGTCGCCGCCATTGTCATAATGCGCCCGCCGTCTGCGTGGTGCAGTGACTTAGCTTCAATGAAGTCGTTGGGGATCAACTCATACCGTTCGTTGAATGTCGTGGTGACGCGCTTCTCTTGCTTCCAGTGGCTTAGGTCGCGGGCGATACGCGCTTCGGCCAGTGCAATGAATGTGGGGATTGACGACGTGAGGTCGTCGCGGTTGAGAAAGTCGGCAATGGCTGTCTGCAGCCCAGCATATGTTGTAAGGCTCATTTCTTGCCCTCCGCTTGCGTCATCGCCTTTCCCGTCTCAATTCCGGCTTCCCATATACCCCATCCAATCAATGCAGACCCGAAAACGGCACCCGCCAAGAAGATTAAAAAGACTGGCATAATAAGCCCGCCCATTGGCCAATTCGTTGCGCCGCTAAACATCTATTTTTTCCCCTTCGCCATTGGCTTGCGGTGCGTTAGGAACTTGCTAGACGCCGTGTGCTTTGCGCCCGACATAGGCTTGCCACTGGCGTCCTTGTGCATCGGGCCTTTGTGTTCCTTGCCGTTGGGCAGGTAGTGCTTTGAGCCTACAGCCATTAGTAACCGCCCTTCTTTGGCTTCTTGGCAGTCTTAGCCGCCGCCTTAAACGCGCCCTTAGCCGGCGCGCCCTTGTCGCCGACCTTGCGCATCTTTTCGCCTGAGCCTGATTTAATACGGCTCTTTTTGGCTGCGATGTTGCTGTATAAACTCATTGTCCGTATCCTTCCATATGCAGGCGGTAATACTCGCGCAGAACGTCAGGCGGTGTCGTTGTTGCGGACGGGCCAAGACCCATGACAAACTCCTCAAACGTCATAGGCTGATACATCTGCGGGTGTGGGTTCTGCGTTGGCCCTTGCGGGCGCTGTGGCATACCAAGGTTGCCGCGCCCTGAATACTGCATTGGCGGCATCGTGCCAGGAGGCGCTGTGTTGGGATACTGTGGCTGCATAGGCTGCGGCTGTGCTTGCATTGGCATGGCTGGCCGTGCTTGCGGCGATAACAGCCCGCCCATTGGCTCCGGTTGCCCCTGTTGACTACCGCGCGGCTTAGCGATCATGTTGGCAATCATGCTCAACAGTCCGCCGCCCTCGAATGACTGACCGGACTGGCCTGCGCCGCCGCCGTCAATCATATCGTTGAAACCTTGGTATCCGTTACCGTTTTGCATATTCAGCCCCTACTTTTGTGTCTTTTACCACATAGGGGTTGATGAAACAATGTTGTTATTTGGGCCAGCCGCAATTCCAGACGCCAAGGATAAGACCAAGCACGATTGCGAATAGCATAAACAGGCCAAGTACTCCCGCCGCCGTTGATGTGGGTTCGCTTGTGTTATGTGTCATGTCATTCTCCCTCGCCCTTAGTAATAATCTCCGTCCAGCCGCCTGTGTATGGCTTGGGCTTGGTAAGCGGGCCCGATGTCCAGTTGCTAGAATGGCTGTCATTGCTTCCGACGTGATCCATGAACGGCGTGTCGGTAGGTGTGATGGTGACAACCTCGTCTTTGTCTTGTGTCATGTTATTCTCCTTTGTTCGGGTTAACCCTACCCCCGCACCGCGCGTCTGTCAAACGGTTAAACGACGCCCTTGAGGTTCCTGCGCAATGGCTTTCGTCTCTCGCTTGACGTATTGTAACCAGTGGCGAACGTCATAAACCCATCTGCGCCGTGGCTGTTGTCGTCGTGCCGTGGTGTATTCTTCCACACCTCGCGGTTGTCGTCCCATTCCTTGCGGTAATGGCGCAGCCGCTTGATACCAACCTCACACTCGGTTTCATCAAAGTCACAGTTGGCAAACTTAGCGCGCGCCGCGTCAATGGCAATCATCTTAGCCTGCACCCGCTTAACAATGCGTGGCTTTAGCCCGTATTCCTCTGCCTCAGCAAGCCGCCCGTTTTCCAAGAACAGGTCCTGCCTGTCACCATCGTGCGGCCAATAGTGATCTTGGAACGTAACGCCCTTCTCGCGCGCCCAATCTGCCAGCCACCGCGCATAGTGCGCAATGTGTTCGCCGCTGTTCTCGTAATAGCCCACGAACCTGTCACGCGTGTTGATGCGCTGGTGCAGCCATATCGTCAGCATGTCATTGCGGCCCAGGTCCCAGAACGTATTGACCGGATACTTGTGATCTATTGGGAAGCGACCAATCTGTCCGTTGCCGTCAGCGTGCGCCATTTGTGCTGAGAAGTAAGCGCCCTCAACAGCCTGCTCAAATGCCTCATCAGCCGTTGACGGGTTCTCGCGCTTCATGTCTCCGCCAAGGACCATTTCCTCCCATATCCACCAAGACTTTTGCTCTGGTGATAGCTTGATCTTCTGGTCAATCTCCAAGGCGTGAAAGTATGCCGCGTGTGCCTTGGAAATCTTCGTCAGGTCATCAGGCCATACGTTTGCGCTATCGCCCCACCACGGGAAGAAATGGAAGCCGAACTGCCCCTCGCCTCTGCGCGACTCATCACAGAACTGGTAGAAATAGCCCTCTTGCCCCTCGGCTGTGCTTTCGATGGTCTTGGGGTTCTGCCCTACGGCTGGGAACGCACCAGTGACAATCTCACGCGCCTTGCCTGGTGACGTAGCGCATATCTTGCCAAATTCTGATATGTGCAGCCGCTGCAACGTGCCTGAGCGCGCCGATGTCGCCACCCGTATGCTTGACCCGTGATCGAACCGCAGCAAGCCAGCCCTGTCGTTCTTTGCTGGCCGTCCGTCCCTGATTTGATCCGGCAGATGATCGTATGGGAATTTTACCTTGGTCTCAAATATCTCGTTGGCGTCGTTTAATGTATGGGCAATGATAGCCACGCGCCAATCGTTCTTGAACAGGACCTCATCAAGCCCAACAATGCACATGAGTGTTGTAAACCCAAGCTGTCGCGCCTTTAGGATGATATCGCTGTCCGTGCAGTTCTCAAGATATTTAAGCTGCGCCATGTTTGGCTCAAACGGGACGCGATTGCCTTTCTTGTTTTGGATTGTGTAAAGGTTTGACAGCCGCCACTTTGCGTCGTGCATTGCCTCAAAGACATCAACCTTTGTCATTGACCGTCTTTCCACGCTCGTTGATGGACGCAAAAAGCTGCACCATAGAGCCGTCGCTTGACGTGTTGTCTACGTGCTGTTGGGCGGTTCCGTGCGCGCGGTCCTCGCTCTGTTTGAACAGGTTGAGGATGTTGGCGTCAAGGTATTCGAGCAGGTCTTCGCCCGCGTCAACCTTCCCCTGTAGGCAGGATAATGCTGCAAGGCGTAAATTAGCTGATATTTTTGCCGCTTCGTTCATCGCAATGAGTTCTTCACTGCTCCTGCCCGATGGGTTTCCAGACACACCCGGCTTGAAGCGGGTTTCGTGTGGTGGGTTTGGATTGCCTTTAGCCATATCGCCCTCGCGTCCAGTGGCTTAATCGCCCTTGTGCTTTTGGGATGTTACATGGTTTTGGGTGTGTCGTCTATAGCGTTGGGGTGTTGTCTGTCCCCTTGGGGTTAAGATGCTTAGAATAGGTTGAGCGCGCATCAATGCGGCTTAGTAACCTAATTCACGCTACTGCGCATCTCGTGGTCGCCCTAACGTCTGTTTGGCGGAAAGCCGAGGAGTTGAACCCCCATGGTTTCCCAGTCATACCGGGTTCAAACCGGCTTGCCACCCACGCAGCGAGACCTTCCGCTGTTATCCTTTTGTCGTGGTCCGCGCTCTGGGATGAATACGCGGACCACTTACCAACAAAGGAAGCCCCCATGACAGGGCTGTCCAATGTATGCGTTATTTTTCGGGCGGGGTCAATGCTTCCTCTTGCTTTGCCACAAACTCGCCGCACCACCTGCCGTCATTAGTTTTAACCATTTCTGGATATCTGCGGCACACGCCGTAACCAGAAAATTGGTGCGAATCTCTATCTTTGTAGAACTTACATCCACCGCAATCAACTTTCATCCTATTCGCCCTCCGTTGGTGCTCCGGGTCCAAAGTTGTATTCATACCATGGGTCTCCCGTTTCTGGACAGGCACCCTCTGCGTCGATGTGTTCGTCTGGGTTATACCCGCCTGAGATTTCACGAATAAGCCCGTGCTTGACTGCCATATCAAAAAGATACGATCCTTCAATGTCGCCAACTGGCCATTCGTCAACCATTAAGCGGCCAAATCCTTCCCAGCCGGGCGCATTGGCTTCCATTTCTGCCGCCTCAACGGAATGCACGTCGTCGCCTCGGTGTGTGTGGTCATCGGTCATGTGTCGCCCCCCTTTCCAATTGCATAAAGAAACCTAGGCCGGTTCTGGCAGTAGCCCTTGGCGTGTACCTTATGCACCTTGCCCTGCTTGATTGCTTCGTCTGCGCGCGCCGCTGCCGTCTCCTTGGTGCAGCCCAGCGCATCGCCTAGTTGCTTGCGGCTTTGCGGTGCCTTGCCCTCAAGATATGCAACCAGTTCCAAAACCTTGATGCGCCACTTTGCCGGGTCAACAACAGCCGCGCCGAATCTGGCTTTAGGGCCTGCTGGCATCTTTGCGACGTGCTTGGCCTTGCGCTCTGCCTTGAGGATTGCCGCGCCGACCAGTGCTTCAATGGATGTGGCGTGGCTTGGCACCTTAAACGCGTTGGCGATAACGTGCGGGATTGTGTCGGCGTTCATGTTGCACCTCTTACCTGCAAGTGCTTGCTTGCCATGATGTGGTCAATGCTTAGCCTGTCTGAAAAGCCGTGCGCTACGTTACCGTGAATTAGCTTCCAGCCTTTGCGCCTGCACGTTGATGATACGGTGCTGGGTGGGATTCCCGTTTCATCTGCAATCTCTTGCACGGTGCATTCCCAGTTGACCGACGATCCCGCCCTCCAGATGATAAAGTCGTTTGCTCGTTTTGTCATGCCTCGCCCTCCCCTGTCGTCTTGCGTGCCTCTAGCATTGCGTCGGCAAAGTGGTATGCGTCTTTTGCGGTGTCAGATGGCACACATTCGTCAGTGTGACTGCACCATTCATTTGACAGCGCCGCCATTGCAAATTCATCGCGCAGGGTCTTGTCGCTGGCAAGTCCGCCGGCTGCCTGTAGGGCATTGGTCGCAGCTATCTCCGCAGCAAAGCGTCTTTGTGCCTGTTTATCTATGATTTCTTGGATTGTAGGTGTGGTCATGGTCTTATCCTTTGTTGGGGTTGGTGGGCGGGGCTTTACGCCGCCGCCTGAATGTGAGCGATGCAAAGGCGAAGGCGCTTTGTAATTGATTTCATGTATCCAACTTCGGCCATTACATCGGCGCGTTGCATTGGGTTCATGTTCTTCCAGATTTCAAATGCTGCTTCGGTTGTCATGGTCTTATCCTTTGTTTGCTTCTATCCCTACACTACGGCTAGTTGATCCCCATGGCAAG